CTTTAAGATACGGAACTGAGGACTTGAGAAAATCTGTTCCGATGTTATATTAAAGGGGGATAACATGAAAAAGATTAGGAAAGCTAATGAGGACTTGGCAGAAATGCTGAATGAACTGAAGGTCGGCGATGACCCGATTTTTGATGCGGTCACACTTTATGAGATTACGAAAGTTCCGAGCGGTTTCATTTACAAGAATGAGTACACGGGTTGCGTTTTCGTTCCAGATACTCCGAAGGAACAGCCGAAAAAAGAAGCGGCTATAATTCCACAGCCGATTAAGCCCACGATGGAAGAAAAGAAGGTTACAAAACCTGCGAGAAAGGCGGTCACTAAATGAGCGGGCCACAAGTTTACAACGGCATGACATTCCGAGATGAAAAGGAACTTGCGAGATACATGGAACTTGAGAAACTTTCAAAGCAGGGTTTAATCAATGACCTTTACAGGAATGTCAAGTTTGAGATTTGCCCCGAAAGGTACGGCAATAAACGCTCCTTCTATTTCATTGCTGATTTCGCATACAAGGAAGGCGGGAAGCGTATAGCAGAGGATGCAAGAGACGCTGAGGAAAGGAGAACTGAACTCTATGAGTTGAAAAAAGCACTGTTTCTTGTAAACTATCCAGAGTTCATCTTTAGGGAAGTATAGGGAAAATAGGGGAGATTAGCGGAAAATTTCCCCTATTTTTTTTCAGAAAGAAACAAGAAAAAAGTGAATTATTTATAATATTTTTCTTGACGTAAAAAAGATTATGCGGTATACTGAAATCACAGTGAGGGAAAGCCCACTGAAAAACAAATAAGACCATGCGGGAAGCAGGGCGGGAGAAACACTATGAAATACTTTCAGACTTTACCAGAACAAGAATATGTTTTCAAAAATTATTTTGAACTTGGGGCAAAAGAGGGTGTATGCTGTGCAGATTGTGGTACTTATATCACAAGAGTAGTTCAACTTTATGGAACTGCTGACAGACTAACTTACAATGTTGGTACTACTTGTTGCAACAAAATCTCAAAAGACAGAAGTGTGTTTTTAACTCCAAAATCAGTTCAGAGAAAAAAGCTGTTTATGTCTGCTTATACAAAATGCAAGCAGATTCGAGACGATGTTGAATCTTATGCAGAAACATGGGGCGGAACAGTATTAAAGTTTGCTGATGTCGATTACGACTATCAAGGTAATCTTAGAGTTACGCTTTTCAACTTTTGTAAAAATGGGTTTTTAGTTTACAACTCTTTTAAAAATGCTCAGCGTTGTTTTTCTGGACTTAAAGAACTTTTGAGTGGATACGAGTTTACTTTTGATGTAGGGGACTTTTTTGAGGGCGTATGGAATAATAAGGCTTATTTTTCAATTAAAAAAATGGTTGAAAAAAACTTTAGGGCAAATAATCCAGGATGGAATGACCGTGATTCTGCTTGGTTCTGCTATCTTAAAAAAACAGAGTATTTTAACAAGTGGGTGCATTTTGCTGATACTAAGTATTACAAAATGCCTGCTTCTGAATATGGGTGGGATAAGTTCAAAACGCATCCGTATGTAATGTAATGGTTGCCCGCCTACCTCAAAGGCGGGAAGGAGAAAAATATGATAAAAATAAAAGCATGGTTCGGAGACTGGAAAGAAACGGATTTTGAAGGTGCTAAAAGGTTTTTCGATACTTACCGAAAAGGCGTAGCGGGAAAAGCAGTTAAGGAAAACTTCAAAAAGCATTTTCGAGGTATAAGTTATGAAGAACTTAGAGTTAGATAAAGAAACACGCCTTGTATTAAACCGCAAGGCAAGAGAGGAACTGAAATTAAGACTTCTTGCGGATATAAGGTTTGATATTGAGGTGTGCAAGATTGAAGGGTGGGATTATCTTGAATATCTTCACGAATTAAAAGAACTGATAGGGAGTTTTGAAAATGGAAGAAGAAGCAAAGTATCGGCTTGAGCAGATTCAGAAATTACTGCTCGCAATCTGGGCTATCGAGGACAAGCACAATGACGAATATTCTGACAGCGTGAAGGAAATCGTCAATGTCTGCAACGATAAGATTGATAAACTTTTGGGGGAGGAGCATGACTGATATTATCAAAATCGTCTTTGGCGAAGATGTCGTAATTTATGAAGATTAAAAAGCGTTTTTGACTACTTCCCGAAACTAATGTATTATGAAAGGACATTAGTTGAAGGAAGTACCTGTCAATGAACGCATTTGAAAGAATCAAAGCCTACATTAAAAAGACATGGAGTTCAGCACCATCCTTGGCGAGTTCTGAACTTCTTAAACTCTATCACACAAACCCCAGACTTGACGGGGCTAGAATCATTGCCACAAAGTGTGCATCTACCGAACTGTATCTTTACAACAGACCCGACTACCGAATCAACAAAGACAAAGCCGAAGTAATTGAGACCCATGAACTTTATGACTTGCTTGATGACCCGTGCCCGAGTTTTCGTGAACTTACGGGATGGCACATTAAATACTTTGTCTATGCCTGCTATGTGCTTGTCGGAGAAGCGTACCTGCTTAAAATTAGGATGCCGAACGGCAAGGTTATCTCACTTTCACCGATTGCCCCAAGTTGGGTAGTTAAGACACCGACAGCAGAAAGCAATTACTATGAGATTTACCCTTACGGAACTTGTGGCGGAAACTCAATCGTTGTACCGAGCGAGGATGTAATTTGTTTCAAAGACATCGACCTTAACGACCCGTTCGGAAGGGGCAAGGGAACTGCGGAGACAATCGGAGACGAAATCCAGTCTGACGAATATGCTTCAAAATATGCTAAAAACCTTTTCTTCAACGATGCTACACCTTCCGCTATAATTTACGCTCCAAACGGAAATAAGGAAACTGCCGACCAGATTAAACAAACTTGGATGCAGAAGATGGCGGGATTCCGTCACGCTAAAGAGCCTATGGTTCTGACGGGTGAGGGTGCGAAGTTCGAGAAAGTCTCACAGACTCCGACCGAACTTGACTTTGTTGAAAGCCGAAGGTTTTTGCGTGACTCAGCGTTGCAACAGTTCCACATCCCGCCAGAGATTACGGGTATTCTTGAAGCAAGCAACCGCTCAACAATCGACTCAGCGTTTTATCTTTTGAACAAGAATGTTCTTGCGGATTACCTGCGGATGTTCGAGCGTGTAATGAACACTCAGTTACTTTGGGAAGATTTCGACCGAGACAAGAAACTTATTTTCCACCATGAAAATGTAATTGAAGAGGACATCGAGCAGAAACTTAGAATTGCAACCGAAGGTCTCAGAAGCGGTGCTGTCACTGTCAATGACTGGCGAAGGGCTATGGGATTGGAGATTGACGAGAAGGGCGGTGATGTATACTTGCGTTCTTTGGGTATGCTTGAAGTGCCTTACAATGAGGACAGGACTGAAGTCACTCTCCCAGACATTGAGGAAGAAGAAAGCGTTACGATTACAAACGACACACCGACCGAGACACCCGCTGAGACCCCCGCTGAAAATCAGACAGAGCCAGAGAAGGAACTGAGCATTGAAGAGTTTGAGAAACTTTGCAAGGACTACAGCAAGAAATACAAAGTTTTGAAATCAGAGGGAGACAAAGCCCGAAGGGGTGCAATATGGAAGTTGTTTGACGCACGGGCGAGAAGCGTTGAAGAGCCTTTTATCAAGGCAATGAACAAAGCCTTTGACAAGCAGAATGAACTTGTTAATGCAACGATTAAGAAAGCCGTTGAGGATAACAAGGATATAGGAACAGCGGTTGAGCGTTTGTTTGACAAGAGCATGGATGAATCATTGAAGCACACTTTGGCGGGTGCGTTTATCCGTGGACTTGAGACGGGTGCTGTTCATGCTGAGGAACTTCTTGGCGATACGGGCAAGCGTTATGTCGGTGAAGTGAAGATTTCAGATGAAGTCAGAAGGCTTTTCAACCTGTGGGTTGACAACTACGGCTTGGAACTCTGTAAGGACATCAATGACACCACTAAGAAGAAACTCCGCAAAGTTCTCTCAGAAAGCATGATTGAGGGAGACACACTTGCAGAGCAGGTCAAGAAACTTGTCGAAGCGTCTGACGGGATGTTTGCTGAAGATAAGAAATGGCGGGCGATGCTGATTGCAAGGACTGAAAGTTGTACCACGGTCAATGCGGGTGCTAACGAACTTTACAAGGCTGAAGGTGTGCAGATGAAGGAGTGGATTTCGACACTTGATGACCGAACTAGGGATGCTCACCTTGTCATGGATGGTGTTGTAATTCCGATTAACGACAAGTTTGAAGTTCCCGCAACAAGTCAGAGCGAGGGGGCTTGGATGGATTATGCGGGAGACCCAACAGCACCAGTCGGACAAGTTGCAAATTGCAGATGCACTTGCGGGCCGTTTGTAATGCTTTAAGCAAAGGAGATATGGATTATGAACGCTAAACTTTCAAGAAAGATTCGTAAGTCGATAAACTCGGCTTTAACAGCAAAAGAAAAGGAAATGGTTGACGAAATATTCAACTGTCTTGACTCATTGCCTTTCAGTAAGCGGGTCAGACTTGCCGTTAGGCTGATAAAGGGTAAACTTTAACTAAAAGGAGAATAGATTATGAAACTTGAAAAAGGACAGACAAGCAAGAAAGACATTGCGGTTATCACAGAGGATATGGGAGAACGCTCGGTTCTGTTTACGATTTCAAAAGAGGTCGTAGACCGAGACGGAGACATTTTGCGTGCAAGCGGGGTTGACTTCACGAACTTCATGAAGAATCCCGTTTTTCTTTCATTCCACAACAGCCGAGATTTTCCGCTTGGAAAGGTTACAAAGTTTTGGGTAGAGGGCGACAAGGTAAAAGCAATCGTTTACTTTCCGACTTTGGAAGAACTTTCAAGTGACCCGAAATATGCAAGTGAGAAAGCCAGATTGGTTGATTTTTGCTATTTTTGTTACAAAACGGGTATGCTTAATGCGGTAAGCGTTGGATTTATCCCGCTTGAGTGGACTGAGACAAAAGACGGTTATGACATCACGAAATGGGAACTTCTTGAGTTCTCAGCCGTTGCCGTGCCTGCCAATCAAGACGCAATCGCTGAAGCCGTGAAGTCATTCGGCAATGAGTTTGCAAAAGGCATTCTTACTGTTGAAAACAAATCGGGCAAGAAAATCAGTGCTGAGACCCGTGCCGTTCTCGACAAGATTAAGGCTTGCGGAGACAAACTTGAGGAATGTCAGAAGGCACTGAAGGCTTGCGGGTCAGAATTGAAATCGCTTCTTGCAGAACTTGATGATGACAAGCCAGAGGAAGAGCCTTCCCCTAAAGACGATGATTCAAAGCCTTGTGGCGGGGATGATGACGAAAAGAGTTTTACAATCGTCAATGATGACACCGAGCCGACAATCAGCATTATTTAAGTTGTAAAAAAATCCTTGACAACTGCCGAAAGCGTGGAGTCAATACCCGTTTTTGACAGTTGTTTTTTTTTGCTGTAGAATACATTTTCAGAAGGAGAAAAAGTTATGACACGAAAGACATTCAATTTTGTAGTTGAAATCGTAGGTGCTGTTTCGGCAGTCTCTATCGGTGCTGTAACCTACTTTGGTGTTCCTTACGCTACTGCTATCAACTCTTCAATCGAGGTCGTGGCAACAGCGGTTATCACTGTTTGCAACAATTTCGTAAAGGACTAAAAAAGCCCTAGAATCAACGCAAAACAAAGCGGTAATAATAAAACACCAAAAAATTAAAAAGACCGCTCTGAATCAATCCTAGAGCGGTTACAGAGCATTTTACATGGCGGAAGAAACACCATGAGAAAATAAAAATTGCGGAAGAAACGCAAGGCAAACACAGGCTTAAAAAATCCATAGCAAAGGAGATTAAAAATTATGGAAATGAAAATGAGCGAGTTGGAGCGTATCATTGACGAGCGTTCCAAATCAATGGTCGAATCAGCAAAAGCTGAGATTCAGA